TTCCGTGTTCGTCTTGATGTCGCAGGACAGCCTCGCTGGACTACGGTTTCCAGCAACTAAGGTCAGACCCTAGTCTGCTTGCTGGGTATCAAGTCAAACTGCCCACCTAACTCAATAGTTATATGTCAGACCCCAATGATATAATATAGATATAAGCCAAACGAAAGGACTAAACCAATGGCTCGTTCACTCTCCGTGAAAATCCCAACCGCTACTCTGATTGCTGATGTTGAGGCTACTATTGCCAAGATTGAGGCAGAGATGGCTACATACCCTGCCGATATGGAAGCATACCGTCAGGCATACAAGGCACACCAAGAGTTGGTTCTCAATGCTGTTGTTGAGGCAATCAAGAACCCTGACAACATTGGTGGCGAGTATGACACTAACGCTCTTGTTCGTGTTAGTGCTGGAAACCGTTATGGTGGTTATGGCGTAAACATTCAGGTCAATACTGACTTGCTTGCTCTGCCCCAAGCACCAGAACAGCCCACCAACCCTAATGACCGTCAGCACTATGGTCGTGAATACACTACCAAGTTGGACTTGCTCAAAAAGAACCTCAAAGTTCTCAAAATGACGAACCAAGAGGAAGTCAATGCTTCCACTTACAATACTGTAATGGAACTGCTCTAACGAGCAACTGCTGGGCAACAGTCTAAACTGCCCTATCTAAAACTACATAGAGAAACATTGGCTTCATAGTGAAAAGGTTATCACACTACCCTGTCGAGGTAGAAGTTAGGGTTCGAGTCCCTATGAGGTCGCAAACAGACAGAAGTGCTGACGAGTAACCTGTTTGGAAAGTGGCTGAACTGAATCCCTTTGTCTGATGGGGGAGAGATAAGGCACACGGTTGAGGGTAGCCCCTCAGTTCTTAGCGGAACAAGGCTGTGGTACGATGATGGCGGTACTCATAGAATCGTCAGACTACTCGTTGGTGGTAACAGGCAATCCACCCTTTCATATTTCCCCTGAAAAGATGGGGTGAAGTTGTCGGTTGACAGATAGAACCGTCTAGGATAGAGATGCTAGGGTGAGATGAACCTCTCTAATCCGAATTATAACTCTCACACAAAGTCCCCTGCGAAGCCGTCTGGATAGATAGCTGGTAGCAGGGGATTTTTGTTTTGGGCTGGGATCAAAGCCGCGCCGACTTTGTTAGAACATAGTTATTACGGTTTAATTACGAACCTCCCAGAATGTTCCCCAGAATAGTTAGATGTCCGTGGTCAGGTGTATAATTAGACTATCAACAACAACGAAAGGAAATAAATTGGCTCACGAATTAGAAATCGGTGCTAATGGCGAGGTTGCTTTTGCTTCATTGCGAGAACCTGCTTGGCATCAACTTGGGACTGTCTTTGAAGACGAGGTTACCACAGACGAAATGCTCAAGTTGGCTCACTTGGATAACTGGAATGTTCGCCTTGAGGAACTCTCGTTCCCAGAAGGTTATGTATCTGACAAGACAAACTATTTTGTTTGTCGTACCAACCCATTCGACAAGGCACAGAATGATGTGCTTGGTGTCGTGGGTGAACGCTACCACACTCTCCAGAACGAGGACTTGTTTACCTTTGGTGACAACCTGCTTGACGGTGGTGGGCGTTGGGAAACTGCTGGCTCAATCAAGGGTGGTCGTGTAGTCTTTGGCTCACTCGCTCTTGACAACGACATCACGCTTGACCCCAATGGTCGTGCTGACAAGATTGAGAACTACCTGCTCATCAACACATCACACGATGGCTCTATCTCAATTATGGCAAGTATCACGCCTGTCCGTGTTGTGTGTGCTAACACTCTCAACCTTGCTTTGGGTGGCGGTATTGGTTCTAACCGTAAGGTAAAGCAGTCGTTCAAAATCCGTCACACGCAGACGGCAGAGGGTCGTGTTCAGGTTGCTCGTGAAGCACTTGGCTTGGCACAGACTTACCTTGACGAGTTTTCTGTTATGGCTAACGCTATGATTGAGACTGAAGTTACTAAAGCAGAGTTTGACAAGATTGTTTCTCTTGCTTACCCTGCCCCAGAAAAAGATGCTAAGGGTTCATTCAAGAAGCACAACGACAAGATTGACCTTATCAACGATATCTATGTTGGGCAATACAACAACACGATTACTGGAACGGCTTGGGGTACTCTCAACGCCTTGACGGAACGCCTTGACTGGTATCGCACCGCTCGTGGTGGCAACTCTGAGAACATTCTCGCTGGTGCTAGTGGACTTGACCCTGCTCTCAACGCAGAGAAGAACCGCTTGGCTCGTGTTGTCGCTTCCGTAATGCTGGGAGTGTAATCCGTAACTGCTAGGCAACAGTATAAACTGCCTCCCCCTTGGGGGATCTCCACAGACTTATCCACAGGCGGCGCGGCAGCTGACATAATAAACAAACAGTAATTATCGAATCATTACGAACCCATTACGAAATCACCCGAATTTCCCCAGTTTGATGTCGGTGGTCAAAGGTATAATGGAAGTAACCCAAAAAGAAAGGTAGCCCAATGGCTCAGTATTATGTAAAAACCCTAGTCACCTTTACTGGCACGATTGAAGCAGACAGTCAGGCAGAGGCAGAGGAGATTGGTTATCACTACGACAATCTCAACTATGACGGTGTGTACGAGGTTGAGGTAGAAGAGGTTGAGGAAGATGAGGACGAAGATGAGCAATCCATTGCTGACTGAATACTGTGTACCCAATGACGGTGACTACTGTATGTTCTGTGGAGAGGATATGAGTAATGAGTAAAGTTATTAGAGTTAGTCTTTCTATGGATTTCTTTGCTGATGAAGACTTGATTACTGAGGGTATGAGTGAAGCAGAGATGATTCAGTATTTCAAAGAGACTTTCCTTGAAGATATTTCTGACGGTATTATCAAGAACTATCTTACAACTGATGAAGTAGAAGCGGAGTTTATCAATGAATAAGACTATGGTATATGTTTATGACCACATCAAATACCCTGCCCAGATTACCTTCAACATTGAGGGTGACTACGAATCATTTGACTTGGGTGCGTGGGACGACGAAGCAGAGAATATGCTTATCAATCTTTTCAAAGATGAGGCAAAGCATTGGCATTTGAATACGTGTATGGAGTATGTCAATGACTAGTCGTGAAATGATTGCTGATGCTATGAAAGAATCTAGGGAAGCAGCCAAGCAAGAAATCCTAGACAAGATTGAAGAACTCAAGGGTATGGATTCTATGTCGTACCTCAGTAGTATAATAGCATTACAGTTAGTAGAAGTGTTTATCAAATTTATGGACGAGGAGTAATGTGAAAGTATACCAAGTAGAATACCAGGCAACTTACTGGATTCAAGCAAACAGCGAAGAAGAAGCAATCGAGAAAGCAATTCTTGTTCACGAGGATATGCCTGACGGTGACTGGGAAGCATTCATTGACCCATATGACAGCAATAACTTTGGGGATAAGAAATGATTAGTTGGGACGAATGGGAAGACACCTATCTGCCAACTACCCCTGTGGCTTTAGAACTTGAGGATATCCCTGACACTACTCTGCCTTGCTATGTTTGGACTATGGTAGATGGTGACGGACGGTATGCTAATCTTTGGAATGGCTACCGCCGATTCAATCGTCTTGGCTATTTCATTACCGAGAAGCCTTGGTCGGAAGATGTGTTCGTATCTAATCAGACGGAGTTCTAATGCAACCATACATCTATGTGTGTGAAATGATTTGGTGTAAGGAACCTGCTACCAAACGAGACGTAGAGGACTATGGCTATCTATGCGAAGATCATTTCGTGTCGGTGGTCACAGGTATACTGTGAGAAGTGTGATACTTGACAAATACCGCTCCATGCTGTAAAATAGATACTAACCCCAAACAAAGGAAAACAACATGCACGTTTTGCAATACATCGCAGTGAAGGCTGATAGCCCTGAAGAAGCAATTGACCAAGTTCGAGAAAAACTCCAAGACATTCTTGGTAACGAATATGGTGGTGGTGCTTGGTACGACTGGTTCGTAACTGGTGGTGGACGTTGGAATGCTGATAATGACCCATACACTGACGGAGCAATCAATATGGTTGTTTCTTCTAAAGATAGTGAAGCATTCGAGAAGACTCTTTCCGAGTGTATTGAGTCACGTCTTTCCGAGTTCCGTCGTTACCGTGCTGAGTGGGAGCAGAGCAACATCAATCTTGATTCTTACTTTGATGAGTATGACGGTGCTATTGACTACTCCATGAAACTCTACTCTCTCGGCAAGATTATTGACATGGCTCAGGGTGAGTGGGACTTCAACTCTTACTTCTACGACCTTGACAACTGGTCAACTAACCCTGTTCATATGACTAAAGACCGTATCAACAACGGTAGCCTGTGGTTCCTTGTTCCTGTTGACTTCCACTTCTAAGGAGAGACAATGAATTATAAGACTATTACCATTGAAGAGGCTGAGGAGATGTTTGGTCTCAGCGGAGATTTGATTGACGACTTTAGTGAGATTGGAAACTACGAAGATGACTGTATCTGGACTTACGCAGACGGAGACGACGGTACTTATATCTGCAGTGGCTATCACATTGTTAATCGTATTGGTTACTATATCTCTGACAAGCCTGTTCCGTCAGATTCAATGTATGAAATCTGTGTCTCACGAGATATAGAGTGTGAACTGTGTACCTCTGCCAATGGCGAGGAAGATACAACGTGTGGGAATTGTCTTGGTGATGGATATCGAACGGAGTGGTACTAATGGCTAGAAAGTATCTTGAATGTGGTGGCTGTGGTCGCTTATATACGGCGGAAGAGATTGTTCAAATGGATACCCACGATTGTAACGAGGAGGACGAGTAATGCAAGGATACAGAACTATTGACCTTAACATCTTCTACCGTGAGGATTGGAGTGAAGAGGCTGGCACTACGTGGTCTGACAAATTAACTATCGAACCATACATCTATGAGTCTGACGACCACGGTGTACGCAAGTACGAGACAGGTGTGCTCATTGAGTGTGACTTCTATGAGACTGCTTGGATTGCAGACCAATTCCCTATGGATGAATACGGCAGTGACTGGTGGGTGTTTGCAGACCAGCTCCAGGTCCCTACACGACGCATTGCTAAAATTCTGAGGGGTATTGAAATCGATCATATTCGCAAAGAACCTTCTATAGTTATATCAGACTCTAGTACAATGTAGTACTAGATAGGTAGACGTTGAATGGGGGTTCCGTCTACAACTGGTGGGAGCGTAGGTTTCTTATTTCCTTTCGGACTTGCGTTCCCACTATATTTTTGGTATAATGGATTGAGGAGAGAAATGCGTAAAGTAATAACAGATGCTGAGAGGGTTGCCAAAACAATGGCAAATCTTATCTCAGACTTACGACTGGATTTGGAGTTGGTAGCAATGTATCTTCACCAAATCAGTCCCAATGTAACTATCAACCGTATTCTGCTTATGGCAGATTTACTAAAAGATGAGAAAGAGAACAAACATAATGACTACATTTGAGAACAAGTGTCTTATCCTATCTGACCTATGGCTCAACTATCGTGCTGACGAACAGTTTGAGGACTTTATCGAATACAACGATTTGGGTTTGCCTTTGGCTTATGCCTTGTCAGAGGGAATTGTCAATGGAACAGAGTTGTCTAACAAGTTTATTGACGAAACCTTTGACCTGTTGCTTAGTGGTCTTGGTGTTGATGACGAAGAATGGCAATCATTAGATGACTTGCTTATGGCTACTGGAGATACTCCGCTAGAGTCAGAGTAATCTATCCACAAGGGGATGGCTCTATCAACAGAGTTATCCCCAGGTGGCTGCGCGAAATGTCATAACATACTAACAAACATCCTTTACGAACATGTATTACGAACTCCCAAATATTTTTCCCAAATTTTGTAGACATTACGAGGCATCTCAAAAAATCCCAGAAAGTTTGGAGGGTATCAGACGATACAGTGTTTCTCCTATAGGTAATACATACTATAAAGGTATTACGATCTTCTATTTGATACCCCCGAAATGTGGATATGTCTAATAGGATGGTTTGGTATAGATATTTGGGGCAGCTAAGTATAAGCATTTCCCCCTATATAAGAATAATAAAAGACATTACGAACCCTTGATTATTTTTCCCAGATTATTGCACATTTTGTACATTTTCTGATATAAAATAGGATGTTTTGACATATTTATACACAATATATAGGGATATTTGGGCATATTTATACTACATATAGGGGTTGACAAATGCAATTTTTTGTGGTAGATAGGGAGTTTGGCGTATGGGGAGACACAAGATGTAGTGTTTGGGATTACGAACGCCTACTATATCTAGCCCTCTATCTCAATCATCTTATCAAACATCTTCTTTCAGTCAGATAATATCCATATCAGTAAGATCTTTGTGGATAAAACTGTGCATAACTATGCTCTGAGAAGCTCTAAAATGGGCTGTATCAAGCTATTATCCTTGATTGGAATATGGGCTACGTCTCTAAAACCACATAGGTCTATACATTTCTATAGGTACTATAGGTATGTTGTTATATAGGGGATATTCGTTATCACTTTTGATTCCCCCGAAAATTGTAGACTTGATCTCATCCCACTCATCACCAAGGATAGAGAAGTATGCTGTGTCTCTCCAGGTCCCATCTGACCTTAGTTTGTTATGACGCTTTGTTCCTTCGTAGGTAGCACCAAGTCTTAGGATTGCTTTCTTTGATTGCTCATTGAGAACATCTGTCTTGAACATTACTCTCTCGCATCCTAGTATCTCGAATGCATACTGCAGCATAAGGTATTTTGTATGGGTGTTAACGTGAGTTCTCCATACAGATTCTGCATAGAATGTACCGCCGATTTCTATTGATCGGTCTTCCTTAGAATAGTCAACGTAGGATGTTGTTCCAACAATAGCGTTGGTGTCCTTATCTATTACCGCAAAGGATGTATGCTTTTTGAGCTGCTTTACGATTGCAGCATAGTCAAGAACTGACCGTGGTGTGTCCCATAAAAGATTACGAAACACATTATCATTTGACTTAACATTGAAGTAAAGATCCAAAGCATGTTTCTTCTTCAATGGGATTAGTTTAACTAGAGTAGTTTCCATAGTATTATTATATAGCAAAACATTATTATTGCTGAATTAAATTAAGTTCTTCGATAGGCAATAAATCTTTTGCATCCATGACGTATCTTTCGCCATAGCCGTAGTCTTTTCTATAGTGGTTTGCTTTGAAGGTTGCCTTGTCAATGTACCCCACAATAATGAAGTGAGGATCTTCTTCTGACTTAGTTTTGTCTGCTCCAACATACTGCACAAGGATTGCAATGTCAGACTTGAACTGCCATAGGTGGTTAAAGATAAGACTTTTAAGCTGACTGGTCTTTACCTGGATTGTAGTTTCGTTTACTTTCATGTCAGACCCATTGTCTCCACCAATTAGTACAGTGGTGTCAACAGGAAAACCTAATGCCTGTCCAATTGCTTGTTCGCCAAGATGCCCAATGATGTTGATGCCTTCCGATGTGTTGTTACGATCAAACATCTTGTCTTCAACATTGTGCTTTTGCTTTGCTTCTCGCATAGCCTTTACGAACTCTAGTGTTTCTTTCACACGTTCTTTAGATACTACTACTTCAATCATTGTTTCTCCTTATGTTAATGGGGGATACCATTTCTGATACCCCCCACTTATTGCGTCTACCTCCGAAAACTTAGAATGGTTCGTCAAAACCCCACGGACCACCAGTATCATTAGGATCGTAGTCCTTTGCTGCTTTTGCTTGTGCCAATGCAGTTTGGAGCATCTCGATAACCTGTCCTACTTCTTCTTCATCAAGGTTCTGCTCTGCAGAATTGCCATAGCCATTAACTACAAGCTTTACGGTAGGAATGTTATCTCCCCACGTCTTCCAACCGTGAGCATCAATAGCGATGTATTCACGTCGAATTACATTGTGTTCATTATCGTACATTGTGTACCTTTCTGTTTGTTATATCTATTATACCAATTGTTCGCTTGCTTGTCAAGCGTGGGTCTTCTATACCGCCGAATTTTTCCGCCGAGAACTTTATTTGTCTTTAGCAGCGTCTGCAAACCACCAAGTAACTATGGTGAGTCCTGCCATAAAGCCAAGTACCAAGCCTACAATAAATTGAATCATTAACTTTCTCCCTTAATAAGTGCAATAACATCAGCGACATCTGAGAACTCATAATGCCATTCATTCCTAGATTGAATTAGTGCAATAATACGTTCACGCTCTTGGCTACGAACATAGTCTGCGTATGCATTGATCTGTTTCACATCTTCTTCAGAGAAAGAACTGTTAAGCACCAGCATGTTGAATTCAAACTTAATCATTATGCCACCTCGTGTGTAACCCAGTAGTACTGACACTTCTCACAGCAAGGCTTGTTGTTCTTGTTGCTTACTGCATGCATAAAGCCCCAGTAGTACAATGGATCTTTCTTGTATAGATTAGCTTTGTGTGTAGTGGTGATACGCTTTACTGCTGACTTGTTGTTCCACCACAATGGCTTATCAGTACCCCACTCAGTAAAACGATCTGCGTGAAGATTCCAAAGGTTCTCTTCGTTTTTGTCAGTCTTGATACCACGAGCCTTAGCTTCGTCTACCATGACCATCACATAGCCAAACAATGAGAACTCATGTCCACGCCACATCTTTACAGCAGGATGATTACGCCAAGCGGCACGAGGGTCTGGGTTACCAAGAACCTTAAGGATCTGATAGCCTTCAAGGATTTGTTTGTTAAGCCTACGGTTGTCGAGGGCTTTGGCAGACTTATCAAAATCTGCGTAAGGTAAAAAGGTTTGCATGTCTCTCCTATGCGTTATATATTTATTATACAGGTAAGGCTAGTCTAAGTCAAGTGATAGTTCTAGAAAAAATACCTGCATAACTTCGTCACTTATTCTACCCTGCTGATGTAATGAAGTTACCATTTTGAGCATTTTAATTTGTTCCATTAATCGTCCTTCTTCAATAGAAGACTCTACAATTCTGTTATACATTTCTTCAAGCTTATCGTTATTCATAACACTCCTCGTGTGCATCCCAAAAGTCTTGTATTTGTTCTGGATGAATCATATTTGTACATGACGTTCCACAAACACAACTTAAATGATTAATTACCTGAATCATTAATTCTCATCGTTAGCACCACGGTTCATTCCAGAAATATACCCTTCCTGAAATGCAAGGACTTCTGCCTGACTTGGCATACGATCAATCTTTAAAATCCATTCTGCCATATCTTGTTTTGCTTTACGAAGAAGGGTGTTAAACATTTTTTTATTATCTCTGCGTTCTTTACGATCCACTATACTTGGCTCCAGTATCTCATATTGTATGTGTACCCACCCATACAAAGCATCCAGCCATTAGCAATTCCAACTGGGTCTACATCTACTACCTCTTTTGTTTCATAGTGCATAATCTTAATCATTCAAACTACCTGTTTCCTTTACAATGATAATTTTTTTAGTCTCTCCATATGTGGTTCCACTTGGCGAACCAAAGTGTACAATTGTCTTAGCCATTACATGCCCTCAATTTCTACAATAAGATTTTCAAGGAAGTCAACTAACTCCTTGTTGTTGTTAGCATATGCTTCTGTAATCTTACGCTCAAGGAGTGCTACAACCTTTTCTCCCTGTCGCATTTCTCCTTCGTGAATCACAGCATTAACAATTTCACGATCTCGATTTTCAAATTCACTCATAGGTATTTCCTTATAGTTTGTCATTAGAATTCACTCTTTCTGATAGAACCAATAATTGCAGTACAAGCAGCAACAGCACCACTAAGGTACGCTCCAGTGTCTGGATGCCCCTGATCGTAAGCAGCCTGAGCCTCAAAGATACCGTTTTCCATACGGCTTTCTATAAGGTCTACAAGGCGGCTCCTCATTCTTTGAGCACCACGCTTCATCATTAGCTCGTCTCTACGCTTAAGGTTACGAGGTGTGGGTATGAATATTTTTCTCATACCCCTATTATCTCATTCTTCGTTGAGTTTGTCAAGTACTAGGGCAATAAGGTTATCACCTGTAATATAATGTTGTTCACCATCTATATCAATGCGATAGGTGCGGTCTGGGTATATTGGATATTCAAAAGTCATAGCTCTATCATACCACGCTGATACCTATCTTGTGTTGATTGGTGTATAATAATAAGATGAGCAACTCATACATTGGCAAAAAGTCACAGATACAAATAGCTATTATTGAAAATCATATTGTTGAGCTTCATCAGGCAGCTGTGATAGAAGAGCGATCACGCATTATGAACGAGCTTAGATTACTTGTCAAAGAAAAGACTGAGCGTGGAGATCACGACACCATCTCAATAATTAATTGGGTTATTGATCGTCTCAACAAAGAGGTTTAGGATTCTTCTCTATCGTTTGTTCTTATCTTGTGACAGTTAGAACAAACAACGTCACACTTTCTTATCTCTTTCCAAGCCATCTCTATTCCGTACCTCTTTAGTACTCTATAGACGTTATCAAGCTTACGATACCCTGGCTTGTGATCAAATTCAAGAATAAAATGAGGGTATTTATAACCGCAGTCCTTGCAACCCTTGTCCTCTTTATAGGCTCTAAGGACCGCCAGATGCTCTGACACGCTCATTACAACCATTATACCAGTTAATGATATAATAGAATAAAGATTGGATTAACAATGGATTACGTTTATGTTTGCCGTCCTGGAGACAATGAAGAGTTAAGATACTCAATTAGATCTACCGTGAAAAATTTACCAGAAGGTCGTATCTGGGTAGTCGGTGGCAAGCCAGACTGGTATACAGGAGATTATATTTATGTACAACAAACTGGTATAGGACATCCTAACGTCTGGAAACAATTAGATGTTATCTGTGCAACAGAGGATATAAGTGATGATTTTGTTTTAATGAATGATGACTTTTTTACTGTAAAGAAATTAGATAAGGTTGAATACTTTTATTCTGGAACAATCCAAGAAGTTCTTGCATCTTATTCAGACACAGGACAAACCAATTATGGATATCAAAGACTGTTTAGCAAGACACAAAACTATTTAAATAGAATGGGTATTGCAAATACTTTAGATTACGAACTACATGTTCCTATGCCTATGAATAAGGCAAAGCTTCTTGAAGTATTAAATCACAAAACACTGCATAGATCAACATATGGAAATGTTTATAATGTAGGTGGCACAAAGACTTACGATGTGAAAGTATATAGTAATACAGAATTAAAGGGTAAGTTCCACGACCTCATTAAAGAAGACCTAAATTACATATCTAGTCACGACTCAAACTTTGACTTTATACTTGACTTTATCTTAAAAGATATGTTTCCAGATCCTTCGCAATACGAGAACCCCTGACTGGAATCGAACCAGCGACACGCAGGGTAGAAACCTGCTGCTCTTCCTCTGAGCTACAGGGGCGTAGGGCAGATGGGGCTTGAACCCATTATCGATACCTTATAAGAGTATTGCATTTACCTGTTATGCTACTGCCCCAGTTAACCTAGAGCTGTATAGACTTGGCAAACACTACTCTAGAAGCCATCTTTGAGGCACTAATAATAGCGATAGGAGCAGCAATACTTAGAACAATACCTGCCCACATTTGTGGGTTAGTCCATTCATACTGCCAGAAGTCAAGGGTATGAAATCCATTAGCAGCAACTGCAATAGAGCCAAACATAAACATACCCCAGAATGCACCACCTGTTCGTTCAGGATTTCCATTTTCATCAATTCTAGATCGAAGGACAAGATAAGCCATAAGGAATAGCACATACATCAACTCAACAAAGAAGAAGAATAGTGTTGCCATCCAGGGTGCTGCTAGTCCTACATATTCCGCTACTGCAGTGATTCCATTAAAGGATACTATCGCCGAAGTTCCGAAAGCAATTACAACACCAACAATCCAGGTCCAAAGAACTATTCCTTGGTCAATCTGTACTTTTGGAGCACGTTTTGCTTCTTGCTTTGCATACAATGCATTCTTAACTCTTTCAGCTTTCTTTAATGCAGATTGCTGTTGGCTAATTCTTTTACGTTTTACTGTTACCACTTTATCTTCTCCTTTTGGTGGTGCTACTGGTGTTTCACCAATAATAACCACGTTTGTATTTTCTTCTATAGGAATAGTTTCCCCAAAATATGCACGAGGATAACTGTTTGCATCTTCTTGTTCCATAATATCATTATACCCCATCATTCAATTACTGCAATGATGTCGTTGTATGAAATGATTACATAGTCTGTGTCTTCGTGTCGAACTTCTGTACCGCTGTACTTTGCAAAAATTACCTTCTGCCCCACCTCAAGTGGGATTGGTACATGTACACCATTTTTCGTTGTAACCCCTGTGCCTACAGCGATAACGATAGCCTCCTGTGGCTTTTCCTTATCACCTGTAATGATAATGCCAGACTTTGTTACCTGAGCATCTTTGATAGTTTTAATAACTACCTTATCTTCTAGTGGTTGAATCATTAATAGCCTTCCTCGTGTGTTATACCATGCTTCTCGTCAATGTACTTGTGTACTTTACGGAATGCAACGATTCGTCCAAGCAAAAAAGCGATGCCAAACCAAACAGTATTCCAGAACATCTCTGCAATAACGTGTTCAATACCGAACATCACTTCAAGTAGTTCATCAGTATGCACTGTCTCTCCTAATGCGTAAGTGTTATATATATAGTTTACAGCAAACTACTAAGATTGTCAAGGCAGGAGCCAGAATTTTGACATATCTGGAAGCTTTGCTGGATCCATTGTTTTAAGCCCAGCTTTTCGATATTGATCTCTTGCATCTGGATTATTTTCAATAGCAAGGGTTGCACCACGAGCTTTTAGTTTTCTTCCCATTTCGCCCTTATATTCATTATCAGACATAGGACCAGGATTCATATATAGTGCAGAATAGCGAATACCAGCAGACCTTAATGCACGTATAGTCTCTGTGCGTTGCTTTGGCGATCTTCCAGTAACGATATAGATTGGACCTTTAAGAGTCTTAATATATTCAATAGTTCTATTAATTGGCTGATCACCATATCTTAGAAGGGTATCATCAATATCGACGATAGTAGCCATTAAGAAGCCCTTAGAGTGTTCATTCTATGTGAAACAACTGTGTCTGTTGGCTTACCATCACGGTATAGAGTGATTACTGCAGCAGGATTATCTGGAGTACCGTTGATAGTTACGTCAGTTCCTGGAACATTGTAAGATCCATTACGAATAATTCTAGTAATCTTACCTGTTGCTCTACCGCCAGAAGAATTCCAGCTAACCATAGAGCCAACACCAATTGCTTTAAATAGATTTACTGGCTTAGACTTTGTATAGTCTTTACCAAAATTAGCAAACAAAGCCTTATCCTTCATACGCTCGGCAATGCCACGTGACCAGGAAAATCCTGCATCTCCACCCCAAGCATCCCACATAATGCGACCATTGCTAGGGTTAGCAGTGTTATTAAAGTCTTTGCCTTTCTTGTCTACTTCGTGACGTGAGAAGAAAGAATACATACGCTTAACTACACTAAGAGACATAGCTCTTCCTGCTACGATATCTGATGCTCTTCCCCATCCGACTGGAGTTCCTGCACCTGTAGCCTTGCCTTCAGCTTTCCATTTAAGAGCACGACGAGCAGCAGACTTCATTCCTTCTGTTGGAGAATATGTTTCAGCCTTAGCCATCATATTCATTTGATAATTATTTTCTTCGTCTTGCATATGGTGTCCTTGTAGATTGTCAAGACGAGTAGCATCCTGATACATCATTCCAATGCTATAAGCAGTTGCCTCCCACATTCCATCTTCAGCCTCTTCATAAACTCTTACAGACATTGCTGGGTTTTCTGGTGGCATAGACTCAAGTGCGTATGGTGTTCCAGGCTCTCCAAGAGTTCCACCTTCTAGCATAATGTGTTCTACTCTTCCGTGAGCCATTCCTTCTACAGTCATTCCCATTACGTAGTCGCCTTCTTTAATATCAGCTTTGTACATTCTTTCACGACGTTTCATACGTTCTTCTTCATTGTTCATTCCAGAGTGTCCAGACTTTGAGTCAATGTTTCCCTCTGACTGATTGATAGCATAAATTTGATTAGCAGCTTCTTCAGCTGTCTTGTGGCAACCCATTACTGTTCCGTCGTCTTTAACGGCTGGGTAACCTGAGCAACCGTAAGACCCTTTTTCTCCAACGCTATATGGCATACATATATTATAGCACAAAAAATATAAGTCCCCACACAGAGGAAATTCAAGCACAACGCCACGGTCAAGGTAACTAATCTCATCCTAAGAAGCACTCCGTGTGGAGACAATTATAGTATACCGCATAATGTGATAAAATTAATAGAGAATAGAAGAGGTTATTTTGGCAAAGATTACGTTCCTGGGAAACTTCCAGGTAGACTTTAGCAGTGAAAATCATCACGCAAAATCATTAGAGGCATTGGGACATACAGTTTTAAAGTTCCAAGAGGGACGTGGTACAACAATGGGAAAAGTGCTTCGTGAAGCAGTAACCTCAGACTTATTTATTTGGATTCATACTCACGGATGGAGTACGCCTGGTCAGGAAAGAATAAATATTCTTGAAGAGCTTAGGGATTCTAATGTACCAACTATGACATATCACTTAGACTTATGGTTTGGTCTTAAGCGTCAGCACGATCTTGAGCATGACCCCTTCTATAAAAATATTGGTCACTTCTTTGCCACTGATAAGCTAATGGCTGATTGGTTTAATGAGAACACTAAGGTTAAAGGTCATTTTCTTCCTGCAGGAGTCTTCGGTCCTGAGTGTTATGTTCACCCAGACTATGACGGCACGTTTGATTATGATGTTATCTTTGTTGGTAGCAAGAACTATCATCCTGAATATCCTTACCGCCCAAGACTTGTAACTGCTTTGAGAGAACTTTATGGCAAAAGATTTCTTCACGTTGGTGGAGATGGAGATACAGGTGTTGTAAGGGGTCACGATTTAAATCGTATTTATGCTCGTAGCAAAGTTGCAATTGGGGATACGCTTAACATTAATTTTAATTATCCTTACTATTCTTCAGACAGATTATTTGAGTCTACTGGTCGTGGAGGATTTACAATCTACCCAAACATTCTAGGGCTTGATACTTTCTTTGAAGACAAGAAAGAGATTGTGTTCTATGAACACGGAAACATTAGGGATTTAAAAGAAAAAATTGATTATTATATTGAGCACAACGAAGAGCGAGAAGCAATTAGGTTTGCTGGACACGAACGTGCAAAGAATGAGCACACATATCAAAATAGATGGGAAACAATTTTAAAGGAGTTGAACATTAATTGATAGCTTATTCTTTTACTCCAAAAGGCAAAGGCTTGCCCGATGATAAGTGGGACTTTGGTTTTTTGCAAGAAGCATTTACAAGAAACAACATAGACGTTGTTAAAGTAAACAATCTTCCAGAAGCAGACAGGGCATTTGTTGTGATTCCTGGATTTGAGTGGACTGGTCTTGAGGATGTTCTAAATGATAGTCTATCTAAAATTAGAAGGCTTGTACTGTTTGTTACAGCGGACGAACTTGGCGTGTTTGGTGTAGAAAAAATTTCTCACCCGAATATTGAAATTTGGATTCAATCTCCTTATCCTCGTCATTCATCATATAATAAATTACCACTTGGATCTCCAAACCATAAAGATAATGTGATTCCAGAATATCCAACAAAAACAACTGACATTTATTTTTCTGGTCAGGTAACACATCCACGTAGAAAAGAGCTTGCACAGGCATTGGAAAGGCTTCCTAACGCCATATACAGGCTTACAGAGGGCTTTACACAAGGTGAGACACCAAAGGACTACTACAAACTATTGGCTTCTGCTAGATTTGCTCCTGCTCCTGCTGGTAATGCTACGATTGATTCGTTTAGATTTTATGAAGGCTTGGAAATGATGACTCTACCAATTGCTGATAAAGTAAGTAGTGTTGGAGAAGCCTATGGGTTTTGGGAGACATTGTTTACAGATATGCCAGTAAGTCAGGTAAGTGATTGGAATAAACTTCGAGTATTAGTCCCACAATTGTTAGAAGACTATCCAGCAAATATGCACAGGGCAGTCTCTTGGTGGATTAAGCAGAAGAGGGATTTTGCATATAAGATTATGGAGCAAATAAATGCATATTAAAGACGTAACTATAGTTATTCCAACATCAGTTAGTCCACTACACCCTAGTACCGAAATTATTGATGAAGTAATTAGAAGTGTAAGACAATACTTTCCAGACAATGAAATTATTCTACAAGTTGATGGTCTTAGGGGAGAACAAAATCATCGTAAAGAAATGTATGACGAATATAAAAATAGAATTCTTTGGAAGTGTCTACATGAATGGCATAATGTTTTACCAATTATTTTTGATGAACATAGCCATCAATCAACAATGATGCAAAAAACAATTGATCTTATTAAAACATCAATAATGTTTTACATTGAAGGTGATATTGCTTTACAAGATAACTTAAATATTAACTGGCAAGAAATAATGGATATGCTTGATTCTGAAAAAGCATACACAGTTAGATTCTATACATTTAATAAAGTAGTTGAGCCAGACCATATGTATCTTATGAGAGAACAAGATGGAGACTTTCTCAAATGCTACCAGTGGAGTCAGCAACCACATTTCTCTCACGTCTGGTATTATCGCAATATGGTGCTACCTAATACTACCCCCAAACTTTTTATTGAAGATAAATATTATGGAAAAGTTTTATCAGATTGCCAGGATAGTGATACAGGTTGGATGGACCACAGGCTGTGGTTGTACAATCCACAAAACAAAGATGACATTAGAGTTGTAAATAATTTAGATGGACGTAGACATTTAAAAAAGTTTACAGATGATGATGAAGCTTGGGGACTTACAGAAGCATGAAATTAGGACTAATAGTAAG